CGCCCGATAGCACCGGCAAGTTCCATCTGAAAGTTAACAAATGACTTTGCTAACCCTGTGACAGCCTCAACTATAGGAGTCAACCATTTGACAACAGGGTTGTTAAGGAATGGTTCGACGATATTCTTAGTCCAGAAGTCACCAATGGCTTTCGTCATATCGTTAAACGGTTTCACGACATTCGTAGTCCAGAAGTCACCAATGGCTTTCGTCATATCGCTAAACGGTTTCACGATGGTGTTCTTTACCCACTCTGAAATCTGTGGATAAAGTTTATCAGATAGACCACCAAGTAATTCGCTGCCACCAAAAGCACCCAGTACAGCACCGCTGAGCCCACCAAGGGCTCCACCAATGGCTGTACCAATACCAGGAGCAATGAATGAACCAATGGTTGCACCCAGAGCAGCACCTCCCTTGCCACCAAGGGCAGCACCGGCCAGTCCACCTGCTACCTCAGCGCCAGTACCGAGAGCAACTTGTCCTGCTCCCTGTCCCTCGTCTGCTCTCTGCTTAGCAGTGACACCAGCAAAGAGAAGCTCACCGATAAGAGGAATCCTCTTACCCAGTCCCTTCATTCCTTTGCTGAGGTTCTTACCTATCTTTGCGTCAGATAGAGTGTCTAATATTCCACCCTTCTTTGTCAGTCCGCTTCCAAACTTACTAAACTTCTTACCTATATCATCAATTTGATTGACGAAGTTTGGAAACTTCTTACCTATCTCGTCAATTTGAGTGGGAAGTTTTGGAAAGGACTTAGCTATCTTCTCGCTAAGTTCACTTATTCCTTTCTTGAAACCTTTAAACGCTTTTGAATTATTGAATGAATCAAAGGCATTCGTGAACGATTTCTTGATGTTCTGAGCAAAATCGTCGAACTTGACTTTTAAATTACTAAAAGCTTTTGTTGTCTGTTCTTTAATCTCTCTTAACCAAATGGCGGTGCCTTCTGTCAGATCGTCGAACGCTTTCTTGAGTGCAATGGCGCCAACTGTTATGCCACCCAATGCCAAAAGAAACTTAACAATCGCAGGGTTCTTCATCAACCCTTCTAGTACCTTGCCAAACAATCCCTTTTCTTTCTTATCTTTATCTTTATCCTTCGTCTTTACACCAGGTATACCAGTTCTTTGTTTATCTGCATCTTTTCTCTTTGCTAACTGAGCATTTCTTTTGTTTTGCTTCAGTCCTTCCTTCTCAATATCAAGAATTTGTGATTGAACACCAAGAATTTGTTGGAGAACGCTATTAGTCGTTCCCAACTGTTGGTGTGTTGTTTTATGACTACCTAATAGTTGGTTGAGAACGCCTTCCATTCTACTTCCTTTTATTGTTATTTATCACCTATTTGCAGCAGCTTGTTTGCGATCCATCTCTTGTTTCTCTAAGAGATTATTGATGAACGCAGTCATAACATCCAGTTCCCACGGCATCAGATTCTCAATTTCTGATACACTCCATTGGTGATATTGTTTAAAGGCGAATAATCTTTCGTAATGCGCGATGAGGTTGGTGTGCATCATCGCCACTAGAAAAAATCTGCCAGTCCCTCTAGTTCAATAGTGAAGTCTTCGCCTGTGTTGGTGTTCTTCAAAGTGAAAGAATGCTTTAACTTTGGCATTGTCTCAAAGAACTTAGAGATCTTTTGAAATTGTTCACTGGTTAGTTCATCCAACCAATCATCAATCTCTCCTGGTGCCATGTCTGCCTTAGCGAACACTTCTTCTCCAGCCACAATGGATCCCACACAACGTCCAATCAGTGACACGGTGTCAGCAATGGTGTTCGTGTTGACTCCTTCGTTGAAGAATGAGATGTCAGGATAGTTCATTTTGATTGATATTCCATCTGACAATTCAATCAAGTCCGAGTGATTTTCATCTTTCTCTACTCTGATCTTATCAATATTAATTTCGTGTTCTGCACTGAAGGTGGCGTCATTAGGATCTGTAACTTTAATAGTGATAGTTTCTCCGGCTGATTTGGAACGCGCCTTGAGAAACAGATATTCAATATCAAACAGAGCGAGATCTTTGATTTGTAAATCTGTAGGACTGGTGATGCAATTGCTCAGTACATTACTAATTGCATTTGAAATTTCGTCAACGTCATTTGATTCTGCAGCGAGAACCAAAACTTTCTCTTCTTTGACAGTGAAAGGTTGATACTTAACTCTTTTTCCTGTTGAAGGAAGGGTGGTAGTATACTCGGGACGTATTTGCTTCGGTAGTGCCATTATGTAAATGATGTGTGGTAGAATTATTTATTAGAGATGTCGCCAGGGTTTTCTTCAGATGGTGAATATCCTGGGACATAAGGATAAGGAATGTATTTACATACAAGTTTCTCTTTGGTGCTTCCGCCGAAACCTGGTGGGTAACAATACATTCCAGGTGGGTTCATACCACCTGCATTAGCACTGAAGCTAGGGTTTGGTTCATTAGACATTGAGTTCTTTCTCCGTTATGAGTCTGAAGTTATAACCCCTATCTTCACAATATTCTGCAGCAGCTTTCCATTTTGCTGAGTTAGTGACATAAGTTCTCACTTCGTTTAACCAAGACTGAGTTTTCCTTCTAGGGTTCTGAGGAGGACCGTCTACTTGTTTCTTTGGTTTTACTTCTATTATCTCTTCTACAATGACCCCATCGCTTCTTTTGTAACGGATATAGAAATCAGGAAAGTATAATCTTCTTTTCTTAGCGATGGGATCATAATAGGGTATTCTTCTTTCTTCGCTTTGCCAGGAGATCACATGATCATTTTTATCACACCACCTACAGAAGATTCTCTCCCAGTTAGATCTATAGATTATATTTCCAGCATCTCCCTTGTACTTCTCAGGATTCTGAGGATGGTACTTCCCTTTGAGAGTCTTCCCCATAACAGATAAATAATAACAAAAGTATTTATAAGGATGTCTTACGAACAGGTTAAATCATTACTGAAGAAGGGCATTTCTAGACCCACTCTTTATGAAGTTTCTCTTCCCGTTATTAGCGGAGAAGCAAATCGCCAGTTGCAATTCCTTTGTAGTGCAGCATCTGTTCCAGAAGTTTCTGCAAACGTTATTGCAGCAAACGGACATGAGTCTCAAGGTGTTGTGAGAGAACAGGCAGTCAACATTATGTTTGGTAAGCCATTCTCTATTACTGTAATTTCTGATAGAGATTACACGGTTTATAAATCAATTCGTGAGCAGTGGATGTCTCAGTTGTCTACTAACTTTAATCCTAATTCCATTGAAGCCCTGACTGGTTCGGCACAGAAGATGGGTTATTATGATTCTTATAAGAGAGACATTACTTTAACAAAGTTAGAACAGAACGGCATCAAGACCTTTGGAGTCAATAATTATTATAGCCCATTTAGAATTACTTTTAATAACGCTTATCCAGTAAGAGTCGGCGAGCTTACTTTAAGTTCTGAGGCGACTGATTCGCGGATGGAATTCAACGTAGATTTCACTTATGAAACTTACAGTGTAAACAATTTCGATATTACAAATGGTATCTTTACAGTCTAATAGAGTAGAAAGGTTGCAGTTTGGATCTAATCCAACAAGAAATATGCAATTATTATTATCTAAATTAGAAGGATCAACAATCGTTCCTAGACCTGATAAATACTACACCTTCATCTATAAAGCCAAGACTCCTAACATTAGATACGATCAACACCCTCTGGTTCAGTGTGGTAGTGTCTCAAAGACAGGATTCAAAGCTTACAACGTACACTGGGGTCAAGTGAGACAGTACAGTTGGAATGAAGTTCTTAGTAATCTTTATGAACTTAATGAAGAAGAGTTTACTTCATTGACTAATGTGCCCTTAGCAAGATTTAGGACGACGTAATGCTACAGTATCCATCTGGTTCTGGTATGAGAGGAAGCGATTTCGTTACCTTCTCACCTATGCCTTATAAATCAAATTCTCAAGGTGGTCCCGGAGGTTTTGGATCTTCTGGAGTGGCAGGTCCTGCTGCAGCATCGGCGCAGGCAATCACATTATACATGCCGAACTCAACTCCATCAGTTGGCAATGATAACATGTGGGAGAAACAAAGCTTTGATGGACCATTGGGTGCTATCATGAGAGATGTCGGCGCGGCAGTGGTCGGTGGAGTTTCGGATGCATCTCTCGATAGTGATCCAAACAGTATGATGGAAAGGGTGAAGGCAGATTTCAATGCTCCGGGAAAGAATTTAGGTGGTGCAGCAAAACAAGGATTGCTTCAAGCTATTGAAGGAATGCTTCCTGGAACAGCTAATCAAATGCTAGCATTGAGTAGAGGACAAGTCTTCAATCCAAACGTGGAGATGCTTTATAATCAACCAGGAATGAGAGCTTTCTCCTTTAGTTTTGATTTTATACCAAAGAACGCATCAGAAGCTGCAGAAGTTGATAGAATTATTTTAAATTTCAAGAAGTGGAGTGCACCCAAAGATCTAGAGAACGGTATGTTTGAAGTTCCT